TAGTGTCGCCTACTTGTATTCTGTTTGGAACAACAGTTCCAAAGAAGTTTGATACCGTGTCGTCAACATATTTCTTATTTGGAATGTGATCGTCATCTAGTACTCTAGCTTCATAACTAGCTGTACCTTTTACAGTTAACATACCAGGGTTAGGTGTTACGTTACCTGATAAATTGTATTGCCCCATTAGGTTTAAATCAACACCCGGTGTTACAATACTTACTGTTTCGATACCGCCTACTCTTCCACTTGGAGATCTTACACTCCATGCGCCTAAGTCTGTAGTACCACTGTTCTGTGTATCTGTCCAATTTATACTTTCGACAAACAGCCATTGGCTGTCTTCAATTGTTCCTCTATCAACACGAATACCGGAAGAGCCATCTCTAGTGATGCCATTTCCGGTTTCGCCTTTGTTTAGTTCAATTATGTTGTCTTCAATTGTACTGTTGACAGTATCTAGAGTAGTTTGCGTGCCTTCAACAGTTAAGTTGCCAGTAATGTAAACATCACCGACTTCTGTTCCTGTGTCTAGTGTAATTCTACCACCGCTCTTAACAACTACTCTGTAATTGCCGTCTGCTACTCTAAGATACTTGTCCATAAGTTATTCCTTATGCGTCTTCAGTAAAGTCTGAATCGTCAGTTCCGATTAATGTATCATCGGCACCAGCTTCTTCAACTTCAACAGCGTAATCGCCATCACTAGTTGTAAAGTTCCACGAAATAGATGTTCCATCTAATGCGTTTGCACCTGTTGCACTTGGTTGTGCTAGTGTTACTTTACGTCCTGCAATTTTGCTTACTCCATAAGTTTCACCGTCATCACCTTTTACACTAATGGACATCTCTGTGCCAGTTAGCGTAGCTGGTAGTTTACCAGTTGTTAATACACGATCGTAAGTTGTTGCTGGTGTACCGATAGCCGCTACACGAAACTTTTTAGATCCTAATTGCTTTACGATATAGCCTTCAACAACGGCTGCACCGTTATAAAAGTCTACTTTGATTTCATTACCATCTGCTGTAGCTGGTCCAAAAAATCTTTTATTAAGTGGTCTTCCCATTTTTTTTCTCCTATAAAAAGTAGTCCTATGCCCGTTCTATGAGCTACGCTGTGGGTACAGCATAAGTCCGCCTTGCGGCACACTATTTGACAATAGTATTTATCAATCTAAAACAGTAAAGGACTTTAAGTCAAAAAAATAGGACCCGAAGGTCCTATTTCTCAGTTTTAATAAAACTTAGCTAAAGCTAACGTTACCATTAGTAATTGCAACTTTACCTAAGTAATCTGCTGCATTACCAAGTGACGAAGCTGTGTTAGACAGTTCAACATAACCGTAACGTGTCATAAATGACACAGTTGGTTCAAATGTTGACGGATCTAATACAACACCACTACTCATTAATGGAATGTATGGGCAATAGAATGCAGGTGCGTCTGATTCAGATGCTCCTTTATAACCAACAAGTACATCAGCGTTATCAGCTGAGTAAGTGTTAACGTACACTTTCATTGCATTGTTCAAAGTACCAACCATCTTAGTGTTAGTTGGAGCTTCAAAAGTACCTTCAGTTGTTCTTGCGAACGCAGAAGTTGTTGCACTTTGTAGAATTGTTAGTGCAAAAGGACTAACAACAGCGTAGTTACCTGCGCCTCTACGTGTACGCTGTGCAATCAAGTTAGCAACACGGTTGATTTGAACAGCTAATGCAGCATGCTCGTCACCAACAAATGTAGCTGTACCTGATACAGCAGCTTGGTCATATGTTTCAGCGGCATTACCAGCTAGGCTGTTAAGGCTTGCTAAAACTTCTTGATCAATCTCAGCGGTAATTTCTTGTGCTAAAGCAGCCATAATTTCTGCTTCAACGTCAATACCGTGCATTGATTGTGCATCCTGTGCAGCTTCAAAAGTCCATCTAGCTGATAGCTTTCTTGACTTTGCTTCTACAGTTTGCTTTAAGATTTGAATGCTTAACTTACGTCCAGCTTGGCCTTCTAAAGCTGCTGTTTGAGCTGCTTTATCGTCCGCTGCGCCTGAATAGCCTTCAGCAATCTTAAATGGGCTTAATGCCTCTTCACCAGCTGTTGTGTCTGTTCCGTTTGTGCTATCAAAAGCATCTGCGTAACGTACACGTAACGTGTGAATCTGACCGACTGGGCCAGTCATTGGTTGTACACCAACTAATTCGTTGGCAATAACAGTTGGCATAACACGTCTGATAACAGGTAGGATAACACGGTTAAGTGTTGCTACGTTACCAGCTGAAGTTGCACCTGCTGTTGCACTCTCAGACAAATATCTGCGAGTGTTTTCTAGTGTGGCAGCCATCACACTTTTCTTGTTACCGTCTAGGCCTTCAAGAAGAGCGTCTTTGGTTTCTGTCCAGCGACTTTCTAATAGTTCTGACATCATTTTCTCCTTAATTTAATCCAGCTAGACGGCGTATATCTAATACATTTGATTCGTCTGCTTTGACATGTGTCGTTGTTTTTTCTCTGTTGCCTGTTATTTCTTTCGCCTCTGATAATACTTTTGCCTTACGCTTTGCTGGAGTATGGCCATCTATTACAGACGGTAGGTACTTATCAAAAGATCTTTGTAATCTATCAGTTTGTACACTTTCCAGTAAGTCAGTCATAATGTCGCGTTGATCATTGCCTAATGGTGCAATCAATTCGTTTATGGTTCTTTCGCGTCTTGCTGCTTCAACTATTTGCTTGTTCTCAGTTGCCTGAGCTTCTGCTAAGTTTTTAGCTTTTGCAGCAAATGCTTTTGCTTCTGCTAGTTGTTTGTTTTTCAACTCAACAACTTTCAATAGCTGGGCACTTTCGCTTTTTTCATTTAGGTAGCTACCTGAATATTCATTACTGAATGCTTCAAATATTTTGCGACCAAAATCGTTTCTTCGTGCTTCTTCAATATCTTCTTTAAGTTGTGTAATTTCCCCTTTAAGGACCTTATCAACAGTTTCAGATACAGCGGTTGCACTTCTTTCAACAAAGTTAGTTTTAACTTTCTTGAAGTGTTCTTTAGCTTCACGTACTAAACGTACTTTCGTTTCTGCTAAATCTTTTTTGTCTTCGTAGAACTCTGCAATTTCTTTAGAAAGAGCTTCTATTACAAATTCCTCAAGCTGTGCATACTTAGATGCCATTGCCTTCTTGTCTTCGTGTAATTCACCAACTTCTTTACCAAGAGTTTCCATTACAAATTTTTGCATTAGGTCTGCGTTTTCACGCATTGCTATTGCATATTTTGCTTTTGCCTCAGCAAGTTGTTTACGATCATCTGAAAATTCAGCAATTTCTTCTGCTAATTTTTCTGACAACATACTATCAATAGCTTCCACCATCGTAGATTTGTCATGCTCGTATTTCTTTGCGAATTCTTCACGAAGTTCAGCGGTAGCAAGTTGGCGATTCTCAGTGATCTTCGCGTCCCATGCTTCTTGTATTTCTGCTTGTACTTCTTCTGAAAGTGCGCTGCTCTCGAAGAGTGATTTTAATGCTTCCAACATATTATTCTCCTCAGTTATCGGAGCCCGCTTATTATTCCTAATAAGCTCTCTTTTAAATATTTTTGTGCCTTGGTGTCTTCTTTAGTTGCCTGTGCTAGTTCAAATGCCTGGTACCCTCCGCGGGTGTTCATCAAGTGTTCGTAAATTGGCGTTGGGTACGCACCTGGTGCACTTGGTTGTGCAACAACGTCCACTGTAATAATTTCGAAGTCGCTAACGTTTCCGCTACCGTCTTCACTTACGTTACCAGAGCCCCTAGATGAAACACCTAGCTTGACGCCGCTTTCCAGCATTGTCTGCACTAGTTGTCCCATTGGGGTTGGTAATACTTTTAATTTACCGTAACCGTTAGGTCCGTCCATCCACGTTTCAGTAATCATGTGTGATACACGGTCTAGGTTAATGTTAAGGCCTTCTGGATGATCAACTTCTCCAAGAACACTATATCCTCCCTGGATTTGGTCATTAAGAGTTTTGACAGCCCTGCCAATTTCGTTTACAGGATAAACACGTTGGTTAGCATTACGCACACCGCCTTGTATACAAATACCTTTTAGGTATAAGTCTTTTCCTCCTCTGGAATTTTCAGCAGACTCAACGACCATATTCGCTTGGTCAAATGTCAGATGCTCTCTTAGAAAGTTTTGCATTCAGTTTCCCTTATTTGCCGACTACAGATTTCTTGTTGTCAGCTGCTTCTGGCTTCCCTTTTTTCTCTGCACCGTGTCCTGGCTCTGATTTGCCAGCTTTAGACGCTTTACCGCCTGGTACATTGATGTTTCCGCCATCTTGGTCTTTAGCGTTTAAATCGCCTAAACCAGCATGGTCGCCACTACCTGCTTCTCCACCTTTTAAGATGTTAGCTGATGTGCCACCCATGTTATTTGCACTTGCTACTGGTGACTTACCGCTGTCTCCATTATCGCCTGTGCTTTTTTTCTCTGCGCCGTGTCCGCCTGCTACTTTATCGACGTACTCACGCATTTGTTCTCTGTCTGACTTTGCTGACTCTTCAACTTCTTCGTCTGAAGCTTCGTCAACTTCTTCGTCTGAAGCTTCGTCAACTTCTTCATCAGTTGCTTCAAATGCAAATGCTTCTTCTTCAGGTTCATCATCACCTTCTTCATCGCCTTCGCCTTCGCCTTCTTCGTCGCCCATCATTTTTTCAAATTCTGATTTTAGGTCGTCTAATGCGTCTTCAAGGTCTACAACACGATCTTCAATGTCGCCTTCTTCTTCGCCTTCTTCACCTTCGTCATCACCTGCTTCGATGTCACCCATCATATCGTCAGTTGGATCGCCGCCCATGTCCATTGGGTCTGCTTCAACTTCAAATTCGTCTAGGTCAAAATTTTCGTTTGTTTCTTCATCAGTTGCTTCATCAACTTCTTCATCTGAAGCTTCATCAACTTCTTCATCAGTAGTTTCTTCTACTTCTGTATCGTCTTCTTCGATTTCAATATCTGATTCAATTAGACTTGCATAGATGTCTCTTGACTTCTCTACAACAATATCGTGGAATAGTTCTTCTGCGCCGGCCTTGTCTTCATTAACAAGACGTTCGAGCATTTCTTCGAACTTATTTTTATCTGCCATTTCTTTTCTCCTATAAAAGTATTTACCTATGGTAAGGCTGTCATTTGTATTTACTATTTATGCAAGAATGTGTGGGCAAACAGGCTCAAAACGAGCCATTTTGTTTATATCTGGGGAAAACTGAAGATTTTTTGGAAATCTCCAAGCTCTATTGTGTTAAAGTTCTCAAAAGTATTTAGTTCATCTGGCTTATAATTATCAGATGCTATAACTCGATGGAAGTTAATTTTCTTGTTATCTCTTATAACAGTTTTAGTTTGTCGTAGCCAATTACCGTAGAAAGTAGCACCTTCGTTAGGCCTTTTGTAGTTTTTTGTGCCAGCATATATGTTATTTAATTTACTATTGTTCTCAAGACCTGCAAAGTCAAATCCTAATATATAAATATCATCATATCCGTGTTCTGCTGCTAACCACAACGCTGTTGGACCGCTACTCCAACCTTTACTAGGCTGAAAATAATTTACATTCTTTATTGATGTAAATGCATTATTATGATTAGTCCATACTTTATTATTATTTTGATAACCGCTTTTACTAAGCTCTAGTATCATTTTTACATCTACTGCTATTAAGTAGTCTGGAGAAAACGTCCTGTATAAAGCATTACAACCGTAGACAGTACCTAATTCTAATAATGATTCTGGCTCTATAACAGATCTGCTAGTGCCGTTACCTAATACAAAAGCAACGCTGTTATCTTTATTAGATACAGAGTTTGATATATGTTCTTTTTGTTTTTGTAATTGCTTTTGAAGTCTTCGTTGGTTGCGTATAACAAGCCATTCTTGTTTGGTGTATAGAGATTTATCTATTTTTGCCATTAAATAGCACCGCCGGCCTCCGCTTGTGCTGCTATTCCGTACATCTGTCTAACAAAATCTAATTCATTTGTTATTTCTTCTTGATGTAATTCAGATGCTTTACGAATTCTATTGATTTGGCCTAGTGTTAGTCTAGTCTTTCTAGTGTCAGTTGCTTTAACTGGGGACTCATCGTGTTGAGGCTCGTAACCTTTATTGTTTACAGGCTCAATTGTTTCTGGGTCAAAGTAAAATAGTTCTCTAAGTATCATATTGTATTTATACCGTTTGGTCCGTTGTTGCTGCTCCGCCACCAAGTTCGGCTCCTGTTGTTGTTTCTGGCGGTGTTGCTTCTCCGCCATCTTCTGTCGGTACAGAAGTATCTTCATCTTCTATTCCGCCTAGGTCTGCATCCATACCTGCTCCTGATATGCCACCACCGCGCATTTCGCCTGCGGCATCTGTTGCTGGAGTTTCAAGATTTTCATCATTTTCTTCTCTCCACATACGTTCATTCTCTGCAATTTCTTCATCTGTCATGCCTAAGAAGCGTTTTAGAGCAAATCTATTACTAATATAAGGTATTGCACTCATTTGTGTGTAAGTTGGTACACGAGCATTGTCTACTTCTGACTGTCTGTACGATGCAAAGTTCTGTGGAGGCTGGAAAACTAGGTCAAACATTGAAGTATCAACGTTTACACCTTTTTCTAACAAATATTTCTTAAATTCTTGGTCAAATTCTTCAACAAGCATACCTTGTAAGCGTTCACAGTAAGTGTTGAACCTTAATTCTTGTATATATGCTGTTCCGACTCTACCATCATTGTACTGACTACTTGCATCTTCAGCCCCTGTAGGCAGGTATGAGCTAGGAATTCGTAAACCGCGTACGAGCTTATTAGTAAAATATCTAAGGTCATCAATTTCTCCTAAATTTGTACCACCGG